AGTGGCAGAAGAATTAGAAATTAAACCAGCCATCATCAACAGAGCGATCAAAATTGCTCAAAAAGGTGATTGGAACAAAGTTGCTGAAGAGTTTGACAATTTAGAAAACTTGGTGATAGCAGTAGGCAAAGACAAGTAATCTATTAAGATGATTAGATGGGTCGCAGCAGGGTTTGGTATCACAGCAGCCACCATTCATGCCACGGCCATCATCTCCCTACAATGGTTGGGTTGGCTGATCTGCCTAGCATCCATATCCTTATGGTATTATATTGCCATACTGGACAAAGACAAAGCTAGACAAACTCAACAGATATATTTTCTTATCATTGCTGTGATAGCAGTGTACAATTGGTCAAAACACATTTGGTAATCCTATGAAGTACATCATTGACAACTATCATTGAATTTGCTATACTAATAAAATTAAATTTTTTAAATGAGAATAGATTATAACATACATTTGGATTACGCAGACGTGCTATTAAAACCCAAAAGATCCACGCTGAGTTCAAGACGTGATGTGGACATGACTAGAGATTTCACTTTCCGCAACAGTCATCAACAGATGACATTTGTGCCTGTGGTTGCCAGCAACATGGATGGTGTGGGCACATTCAGTATGGCCAGAGTATTACAAGAATATAAACTTTTAACTGTGTTAAGAAAACATTATACCATTGCGGATTGGGACAGAGCAATGGGCACAGGATTAAAATTACAATATGTGAGTGCGTGTACAGGCACAGGAGCCATGTGGGACAACAATTCATCAGACTATCAAACTTTAAAAAAAGTTATGGAGAAATATCCAGATGTGAGCATGATTACCATAGATGTGGCCAATGCTTATCATGAACAGTTTGTGGACTTTGTTAAGAGAATAAGATCTGAATTTCCCGACAAGACCATCATAGCAGGCAATGTGGTATCACCAGAGATGGTGGAAGAATTAATCATCAATGGAGCAGACGTGGTCAAAGTGGGCATAGGTCCAGGATCAGTGTGTACCACTCGTACACAAACAGGAGTGGGAGTGCCACAGTTTTCTGCCATCATAGAATGTGCTGATGCTGCCAACGGAGTGGGTGGACACATCATTGCTGATGGTGGTTGCACACAGCCAGGAGACATAGCCAAAGCATTGGCTGCAGGTGCTCACATGGTGATGTTGGGTGGCATGCTGGCAGCACATGATGAATCAGAATTAGAATTGAAAGATGGCAAAAGAGTATTCTACGGCATGAGTTCCGAATCAGCATTTGAAAAACACGGCGCAAGAAAAGATGGCTACAGAGGCACTGAAGGCAAAACAGTAAAATTAGACAACAAAGGTCCTGTGAAAGACACTGTGGAACAGATATTGGGTGGTGTAAGAAGCACTTGCACTTATATAGGAGCAAGAAGAATCAAAGACATGCCCAAGTGTGCTCACTTCGTGAGAGTGAACAATGTGATCAACAGAGTTTTTGACAGATATGAAACAAATAAAAATTGATCTAATTCTCAAATGGATAGCCACAGCCATATTGATTGTGGGCACATTTGTTAATGCTGGATTTCCAGAACTATATCCCGTGGGACCAATACTGTTGGCCTTGGGTGGAGTATTTTGGTTGATAGTTTCATTGATTTGGCGAGAACCTGCACTGATTGTGACCAACATTGTGTTGACATGTGTGGGCTTTGGTGGTATAATACTATATTACATTAGATAAGGCATAATCGGCCATAAGCGATTATTTGGTATGTGTCAGCCTTAAATGACATGGATTGGAACATATGAGTTACATAGACGCATTCTTCGATAGAAATCAAGATTTTATTCGTGTGGTAGAACGCAAAGAAGGCAAAAGAATCTACAAAGAATATCCCATTAGATACACATTCTTTTATGAAGATGCCAATGGCAAATTCAAAAGCATATATGGCAATTCTCTCAGCAGAATTGTCAGCAAGAGCACCAAAGACTTTCATAAAGAATTAGCCATCAATAGAAACAAAAAATTATTTGAATCCGACATCAATCCCATATTTCAATGTCTCAGTGCCAACTACCTCAATCACGATGCTCCCAAACTGAATGTGGCATTTTTTGATATAGAAGCAGACTTTGATCCTGAAAAAGGATTCGCTGATCCCTCAGATCCGTTCATGCCAGTCACAGCTATCACTGTGTATCTGCAATGGATAGACAGCATGGTGACTTTTGCACTGATTCCTAAAACCTTAACACTTCAACAAGCCAAGGATCAGACCAAAGACACAAAGAATTTATATCTGTATGAGCGTGAAGCAGACATGTTGCAGGCATTTTTAGACATAATAGAAGATGTGGATGTGTTGAGCGGTTGGAACTCAGAAGGTTATGACATGCCTTATCTAGTGAATAGAGTCAGCAAAGTATTGAGTAAAGATGACACTAGACGTTTTTGTTTATGGTCACAGATGCCTAAAAAAAGAACATTTGAAAAGTATGGCAGAGAACAAGAAACTTATGATTTAATAGGCAGAGTACACATAGACAGTTTGGAACTGTATAGAAAATATACCTATGAAGAACGCCACACATACAGACTGGATGCCATAGGAGAAATTGAATTGGGAGAAACAAAAACTGTGTATGAAGGCACGTTGGATCAACTGTACAACAATGACTTTAAAACTTTTATAGAATACAACAGACAAGACGTGCAACTGTTGAACAACTTGGATAAAAAACTTAAATTTTTAGATCTCAGCAATGAACTAGCTCATGCCAACACAGTGCTGATGCAAACTACTATGGGTGCTGTGGCAGTGACCGAACAAGCCATCATCAATGAAGCACACAAAAGAGGATTGCAGGTTCCCAATAGACCACACAGATCCGATGAAGAAAACACCACAGCAGCAGGTGCCTATGTGGCATTTCCCAAAAAAGGACTGCATGATTGGATAGGTTCTATGGATTTGAATTCACTGTATCCTTCCGTGATCAGAGCTCTAAACATGGCTCCTGAATGTGTGGTGGGGCAATTGCGTAACACCTACACAGAATCATTTCTACAGGATCAAATAAATCTACAAGGCAAATCATTTGCGGCAGCATGGGAGAATAAGTTTGGCAGTTTGGAGTATGAATATGTGATGACTCAAAGACGAGACATGCCTATCACAATAGATTGGGAGAATGGTACCACAGAAGAAAAAAGTGGCGCAGAGATTTACAAGATGATATTTGACAGCCACAAGCCCATCATGATCAGTGCCAATGGCACCATGTTTACCACAGAGTTTGAAGGTGTGATTCCTGGATTATTAAAAACATGGTATCAAGAAAGAACTGAGATGCAGGCCATGAAAAAGAAAGCACAAAGTGCCAGCAATCAAGCAGAGATAGAATTTTGGGACAAAAGACAATTGGTTAAAAAAATTAATTTGAACTCACTGTATGGTGCCATACTTAATCCAGGCTGTAGATTCTTTGACAAACGCATAGGACAATCAACCACACTCACAGGTAGAACCATCAGCAAACACATGGCAGCAAAAATAAATGAAGTGATCACAGGCACATACGATCATTTGGGAGATGCTGTGATATATGGAGACACAGACTCTGCTTATTTCAGTGCTTATAAAGTTTTAAAGAAAGACATTGATGCTGGATTGATTCCATGGACCAAAGAGAGTGTGATCAAACTGTATGATCAAGTGGCTGAAGAAGTCAACAACAGTTTTAAAACATTCATGGGCGAAGCATTTCATTGTCCCAAAACAAGAGCAGAAGTAATTCAAGCAGGTCGTGAATCCATCAGTGAAACAGGATTGTTTATCACTAAAAAAAGATATGCTGTGTTGATATATGAATTGGAAGGCGATCGTATGGATGTGAATGGTAAACCAGGCAAGGTAAAAGCCATGGGATTGGATCTTAAACGTTCAGACACTCCAGTGTTTGTGCAAGATTTTTTAAGTGAAATATTACTGATGGTGCTGACCAAATCAGACGAAAAAGCAGTATTGGAAAGAATCAGCACATTTAGAAATGAATTCAAACTGCGTCCAGGTTGGGAAAAAGGTTCTCCCAAACGTGCTAACAATGTGGCAGATTATCAAAAGAAAGAAAAAGCACAAGGCAAAGCCAACATGCCAGGACACGTGCGAGCTTCAATCAATTGGAACACATTAAAACGCATGAACAATGATCGTTACAGTTTAGAAATTGTGGATGGCATGAAAGTGATTGTGTGCAAACTTAGAAACAATCCTTTGGAGTACACCAGTGTGGCCTATCCCACAGATCAATTGAGAATACCTCAATGGTTCAAAGAATTACCTTTTGATCATGCAGCCATGGAAACCACAGTGATCGATAGTAAATTGGGCAACCTGTTGGGAGTGCTGGATTGGGATATTCAAAGCACAGAAACAGGCAACACATTCAACACATTATTTGACTTTGGAGATTAAATGGCAAGATACGGCATGGTAGATTTAGAAACATTAGGCACCAGACCAGACGCTGCCATATTGACTGTGGGTGCTATCAAGTTTGATCCACATTCAGACTCAGAACCCTACGAAGGTAGATATTGGAGATTAAATGTGGATGAGCAAACAGCATTGGGTAGAACAGTGGACGAAGGTACCATTGAATGGTGGGGCCGACAGGCACCTGAGATACGTGATGAGGCATTGGGAGACACAGATCGTGTGATCATAGCAGACTTTGCCAAAGAATTCAACAAATGGTGTGTGGGATTGGATCAATTGTGGTGTCAAGGTCCATTGTTTGATTATGCCATCATACAAAATTTATATGACCAAGCTCGCACTCCTGTGCCTTTCAACTATTGGCAAATCAGAGACAGTCGCACACTGTTTGATTTGATGCCACAGGATCCTAGAAAGAGCATACAGAGCAGTCTACACAACGCATTGGCTGATTGTTACTATCAAGCCAAATGTGTGCAACAAGTTTTTAAACATTTAGGAGTAAAGAAAAAATGAAAATACTGTTAACTGGACACATGGGGTTTATAGGCAGTGCTTTGTACAATGAACTGATCAAAGAACACACAGTGATAGGCATAGACGTCAAAGATGGCAATGATTTATTAACTTGTGATTTGAATTATACAGTGGATCTTGTGATACATTTGGCAGGATTGGCACAAGTAAGAGAGAGTTTAAAAAATCCTACCAAGTATTGGGACATAAATGTGATAGCATCTAAAAGATTATTTGATGCATTTCCTCATACAAAAATAATATATGCCAGTTCTAGTTCAGCATACGAACCAGAAAAAAATCCTTATGCTTTTAGTAAATTTGCCATGGATAAGATTGCTCCAGCACACAGTTTAGGTTTAAGATTTACCACTGTATGGTGTGAAGGCGGTAGAGATGGTATGTTTATGACCAAACTATTTGAGAATGACATCAGTTATATCACTGAGCATACTAGAGATTTTGTACATGTGTCTGACATAATATCTGCAATCAAATTATTAATGAACACTTCAATAACAGGAGTGATAGATGTGGGTACCGGAATCAGCAACAATTTGAAAACTTTGGTAGATTTGGCTGGCATTAAAAATTATAAGTTTGAATCTGGCAATGTATATGAAAGAATGGACAACTGTGCCAATATCAAAGAATTAAGAGATTTAGGTTGGGAACCAAAAGTTAATGTGATTGATTACATAAAAAACAAATATCACTTGACTTCTTAGCCAGGCCTAAATATAATGAACATAACACAACGGAGAACAAAATGAAAGACATCTTACAAGACATGGTGGCACACACTCATCAACTAGGGTTTTTGAGTCTAGTGAAAGTTACCAACGAAGAACAAACTAAAATTGAAAGCATGGCTGAAGACAGATCAGTTATTCTTTCAGCAATAACCAACAAAAAAGTATCTGAATTTACAGGTACATTTGGTATGCCTAACTTGGACAAACTATCATTACACTTGAAATGTCCTGAGTATCAAAAAGACGCCAAATTAAATGTGGTCAAAGCCACACGCAATGGAGTGGAAATTCCCACACACATTCACTTTGAAAATGCATCAGGTGATTTCCAAAATGATTACAGATTTATGAACACTGAGATTATCAATGAAAAATTGAAATCAATCAAATTCAAAGGTACATCTTGGAACATTGAATTTGAACCAGCTCTTGCTAGTATTCAAAGATTAAAACTGCAAGCGGCAGCACACACAGAAGAAACTGTTTTCACAGTTAAAACTGAAAATAAAAATTTAATGTTTTACTTTGGTGATGCAAACTCTCATGCAGGAAGTTTTACTTTTCAAGCCAATGTGGTAGGTGAATTAAAACAAGGTTGGAGTTGGCCTATTCAACAAGTGATTAGTATATTAAATCTTGATGGCAAAATCAAAATGAAGATTAGTGATCAAGGTGCTATGCAAATTTCTGTGGATAGCGGTATTGCTGAATACAATTACATATTGCCAGCACAGACCAAATAAATTAA